GCCTTATCCGCTTTGTCGAGGCAACCCCGGAAGAGGGTGTGCGAATGATGCTCGACCAACTGCGCGGGCAGGTAGATCGAATCACCGCATCTGCCGACCGCTACAAGTTGAAAGAGCAGAAAAAAGAGTATATGAATCGTGCGGGCGTGCCATTCAAACGCACGCAAATCGCCGAACTTGAATTCCTACTGAAATGAACATTGGACTTGTAGATGTGGACGGGCATAATTTTCCTAACCTCGCGCTAATGAAACTGTCAGCGTGGCATAAATCGCAGGGAGATTCGGTAGAGTTCGCCGACCCGATGTTCGGTCGCTACGACCGGGTTTACATGTCAAAGGTTTTCACCTTTACGCCCGATTGCCTCGATATTTATCATTGCGAGGTGATACGAGCTGGAACTGGGTATAAAGACTACACGACAACACTACCCGATGAAATCGAACACACCTGTCCGGATTATTCGCTGTACGGAGGGGGGGGGCGCGAGGCATACGGGTTTCTCACTCGCGGTTGCGTGAACTCCTGCCCGTGGTGCATTGTTCCGCACAAAGAGGGAGGCATCCGCCTCGGCTCGCCAATCCGGGAGTTTATCGGAGGCAAACGCCGAGCTGTATTGCTCGACAACAACGTGCTGGCATCGGATTTCGGGCTGGAGCAGATCGAGGAGATCGTCCGCATGGGGATTGCAGTCGATTTCAATCAAGGGCTGGACGCCCGGCGAGCCTGCGATGATCCCTACATCCTCGACTTGTTGGCGCGGGTGAAATGGATGAAACAGATTCGTTTTGCCTGCGACCGGATGGCGCAACTGGAGGCAGTTACAAAATGTGTCAAAGAGTTGGGACGCCGAGGCATCAAGCCATATCGAATTTTCGTCTACTGCCTGATACGAGATGTCAATGAATCATTGGAGCGAATCAACGCCCTGCGCAAGCTGAAAGTCTGCCCGTTTGCCCAGCCTTACCGGGATTTCGATAATAACATCGAGCCGACAAATGAGCAGAAACGGTTGGCGCGTTGGTGCAATCACAAAGCTATTTTCAAAAGTGTTGAATTCAAAAATTACAAAGGATGAACGACAAAGCTATTGCCCCGGAAACTACCGTACAGGAACGGTGCGCCATCTGCGGACGCCCGAAGATTTACAAATACGACAGTTATTGTCGTCCCATCTGCGAACGATGCGCCAACGGAGGAGGCAGGACATACGTTCGAAGCGGGGATAAGATCGGCCGCAACGAGCCGTGCCCGTGCGGTAGCGGATTGAAATACAAACGATGTTGCGGGAAATAGCCTGCTACAAAATTCTATTCGGCAGCGTGTATTATTTACACGCTTTTTGCATATCTTTGTGCTGGTAACCAATACAGAGTAAACGCATACCGGGCCTATGAAAATTCCGCAAACTATCGAAATGCAGGTCGGCGCGCTCAATACCAGCGAGCACAACCCGCGACAAATCACCGAAGACGATTTCGCCGAACTGGTCAAATCCCTGCTACTGCTGCCGAAAGGCTTGTATTACCGCCCCGTCGTCGTGGACGACCGGAATATCGCCCTTGCCGGAAATATGCGCTTGCGGGCGCTGAAATACATTCACGAACTCGGATTCGACGACCTCGCAGAAATCTTGCGGGCGTCGTATCGGTTCCGGCATTTCGACGAGGCGAAACAATCCGCGCTGCTGAACTACTGGCGCGAATGGCAGATGCACCCGACCGTGCCGACGCTTTACGCCTCGGAACTCGACGAAGACGAGCAGCAGCAGTTCATCATCAAAGACAACCTATCGTTCGGCACGTTCGATATTGACATGTTGGCGAACGAGTACGACATCGCGGCGATCATCGACGATGGTTTCGACATCGACCTACTCCCGAAATCGGCCATCGAGGCGTTGGCCGCGGCAAATGGCATCGACCCTAACGATATAACGGGGCGACGCTGTGGCGGCGACGGGGAAGCCGACGAGCACTACACGCACAAAATCACGTCGCCCGTCTACGAGCCGAAGAACGAAAAACCGGACTTATCGACGCTGACCGACAGCGGCCGAACCGACGAACTGCTGGCAAAGATCGAGGCGTCGAACGTATCGCCCGACGAAAAAGAGTTCCTGCGGCAGGCTGCCGCACGGCATACGGTGTTCGACTACGCCAAGATTGCCGACTACTACGCACACGCCTCGAAAGAAATGCAGGAGCTTATGGAAGATTCGGCGCTGGTCATTATCGACTTCGGCAAAGCCATCGAAAAGGGCTACATCCGATTGTCGGACGAAATACGAAACGAATACACACGGGAGTATGGCAATGAGGCATAACGGGTTCGTCGCGTTCATTCTGACGCACGGACGCCCCGACCGGGTGTTGACCTACGAGAAACTGCGCAAACACGGGTACACGGGGAAAATATACATCGTCTGCGACGACGAAGACAAGACGCTGCCGGAATATCGCAAACGTTTCGGCGACGTGCTCGTCTTTTCCAAATCGGAGATCGCAAAGACATTCGACGAGGGCGACAATTTCGGCGACCGCCGGGCAATCATCTACGCCCGCAACGCCTGTTTCGAGCTGGCCCAGCAGATCGGGGCGACACATTTCATCGAACTGGACGACGACTACACGTATTTCAAATTCCGGTTCGACGACCAGCTACGCTGGCACGGCGCAGACGTCCAAGACCTCGACGCGGTATTCGACATGCTGCTCGACTATTTCAATTCCGCCCCAATGCTGACCCTTGCAATCGGACAAGGCGGCGATTATATCGGCGGCGAAAAGGCGACGAGATTCAACGACGGAATACAGCCGATGCGCAAGGCCATGAATTCGTTTATCTGCTCCGTCGACCGACCGTTTCAATTCGTCGGCCGTATCAACGAAGACGTCAATACCTACGTCCTGCTGGGGTCGCGGGGGGGGGTATTTCTGTCCATCCTACAAATCGGCCTCGACCAACTCGAAACGCAGAGCAACAGCGGCGGCATGACGGAATTGTACTTGGACGCGGGCACGTATGTAAAGAGTTTCTACACGGTCATGTATTGCCCGTCATGCGTGGTTGTTTCGGCAATGGGAACCGCCCATCGGCGGCTGCATCATCACATCAAATGGCGGTACGCCGTGCCGAAGATACTGCGCGAATCGGTTAAAAAGTAACGACCAATGGCATCACACCCAAGCAACAACAAATCGGCGAAAGACCGCCGGAATGCCCGTCTGCCGCTCGTGTCACATCTGCGCCTCGAACGGCGGATGCCGTTTCGTCAGATCGCCGCAGAGGTCGAACGGCAGTTAGGGTATTCGGTAACGCCGAAGACGATCAAGACCGATTGGGATTTGCTCGTCAGCGAATGGCGAGCCGAAGCCGCGAGCAACACACAGCAGGCGTGCGACGAGGCGCTGATGGAGTGCGACCGCGCCATCGCGGAACTGTGGCGGCTGTACGAAGCCAGCAAGCAGAAACGAGTTGTCAAGCGGGCAAAGGTTCGCACGACACTCGTCGATATAAACACGTTCGGAAATCCTGTCGTCGGCAAGCCTCTCGACGCCCCCGTTCCGCTCGAATCGGAAACGTCGAGTGTCACGGAGGAACCCGTCGGCGACGTGCGAATCCTCGCCGAAATCCGCAAATGGGAGGAACGCCGCGACAAACTGCTCGGCCTCGACAAGGTACAGGTCGACATCACATCGGGCGGAAAGGAATTCAAGGGGTTTTCGTCGGTGCTGCCCGTCGTGCCGGGCATCGACGAAATCGTCCGCCGTATCGACGAGGAGCGCGAACGGAAACTATCGGAAGAAGACGAATAACACATGTTTACCGACGGACTACAACAGCGCGAAGAACAGCAGCGCGTCAACTACAAACAGTTGCTTGCCTACCGCCACTTGGCCGACCCGCGAATCCGATACGTCGTCTATGGCGGCGCAGCAGGCGGCGGCAAATCGTGGTTGGGGTGCGACTGGCTTATGCGTTGCTGCTGGGCGTTCCCGAAAACGCGCTGGTTCGTCGGCCGAAACAACATCAAGGATAGCCGCGAATCCGTGCTGGTCACGTTCGGCAAGGTCGCCGATTCCTACGGATTCACAGACTACCGGATAACGGACGACGGCATCAAGTTTACGAACGGGTCGGAAATCGTACTGCTCGACTTGACATTCTATCCGCAGAAAGACCCGATGTTCGAGCGGCTGGGGTCGAAAGAGTTTACAGGTGGTTGGATAGAGGAGGCCGGAGAGGTTCATTATATGGCCTACGAGGTGCTGAAATCCCGAATCGGGCGGCATCTCAACGAGGAATACGGACTGGAAGCGAAGATGCTCATAACCTGCAATCCGAAAAAGAATTGGCTGTATAAGCATTTCTACAAACCGCATATCGACGGAACGTTACCGAAAGACTGCGCATTCGTTCAGGCGTTGGTCTACGACAACCCGTTTATCACGCCCGATTACATTCGAACGCTCGAATCAATCGGCGTCAAGTCGATTCGGCTACGTCTACTGCTCGGCAAATGGGAATACGAGAGCAACGCAAACCAACTCGCCGACTACGACGCCATCCTCGACTGCTTCACGAACGAGCGGCAGACGGGCGACGGCGTGCGGCGTATCAGTGCCGACCTTGCCATGAAAGGCCGTGACCGCTTCGTCGCGTTCAACTGGACGGGAATGGCCGCTAAACTCGCTATCGACAAACCATACAGCACGGGCAAGGAGATCGAAACCGACCTGCGCGACGAATCGAGGCGGCACGGCGTCCGGCGCTCCAACATCATCGCCGATTCTGACGGACTGGGGCAGTACCTCGATTCGTATTTGGAGGGCATCAAGACGTTCCACGGAGGAGCGCCCGCGCCAGATAACACGTATTTCAACCTCAAATCGCAATGCGCGTTCAAACTGGCGGAGGTTATCAATGCGGGGCTGCTCTGCATCGACTGCCCGGAAGAACTGCAATCGACCATTGCCGAAGAGCTGGAAGCCTGCCTTGTCGCCCGCGACGTCGACGCCGACACGAGCAAGAAACGGATCATCGACAAACGAGAGATGAAAGCCGTACTCGGTCGGTCGCCCGACTATTTCGACCCGCTGATGATGCGCATGTACTACGAAATCGTCCCGCAGCCGAAAGGTATGCGCGCCCGCGTCGGGCGGCTTTCGTGAAAAGCTGTTTTCGGGCTGTTTCTGCTGGTAAAATTTGAAAGACGAATAAACTACCGCCCCGGCGGCAAAAGTGGATTAAACAGGAAAACTGATGAAAATAACAATCAAGAAACGGACGACCCGGCAGGTGCTCGCTATCGAACGAGTGCTGACGCCCGAATCGCGTACAGCATTGCAAACCCTGCCGAAGCCAAACAAAGTATGCGGCGTGCGCACGCCTCTAAACCTCAACGATCTAACTATCGGCGACCTGTTCAGCTTGCAGGCAGACGGGGTGCACGCTCTTATAGAGCAAATCGCGTCCGTCATTCTGAAAGTACATCCCCGGCGCTGCTACAACGAACGGGCAGACAAAATGCTCGGTTTCGTCTTTTGGGTCGGGCGAGAATTGGAGCGCATCGCAGCGTTGTTCGCAAGCACAAGCAACCAGCCGACGCCCGAAGAGATCAAAGCCGGAATAAACGACCTTGATTTCGGGCCGTTCGGCATCATCGACTGGTACGCCCACCGACAGGGCTACCAAGACCAAGACGACGCCGCAAAGGTGGCATGGGTGCGCGTCTGCGAGTGTATGCGAATCGACAACGAGCGGATCGCCTTTGAACGGCGACTGCGCGAAATAATGGCCAACAAAAACAAATAGACCTATGGAAAAACCGACAGTCGAAAACAAAGTCAAGGAGATCGCCGAGGCGATGGGCCTTACCTATCTGTGCGAATCGTGGTTCCGCGCCAATCAAGCGTTCGACCGATTCCGGCGTCAAGGAGATCGCCGCGAGGTTACGCACCCCGACGGCCTCACGCTGCCCGCCTGCCTCTACGTGCAACCCGTGGCGGGTTTTCTGAATTTCACGTCGCAGGGCTTCGTGCGCGACGCTCCGTCCTGCCTTATCTCCTTTGCCGACGCTATGCCGCTCGACTACAAAGGAGCCGAGGCGCAGGAGATCGCCGAGCGGCTGAAAGGTCTTGCCGTGCGATTCATCGTCGCCGTAAACGAAAGCGGCTTTTTCGTTCCGGTCGCCGGGCAAATCAATTACCGCGTCGCGTTCGACAAGATGGACGCAAACCTATGTATCGTAACGCTGTCGCTGACACTCCAAGAACAGGCGGGCGTCTGCTTCGATTACGGCTTGTAGCTATGGACGTACAAAGAATAGAACTCGAAGCCGACCGAATCGTCGCCGAAGAACTCGACCGGGCACGGCAGAAAATTATCGAGCACCACGTCGCCGCGGGACAACGGACGACGGGCACAACCGCCGACAGCATCACAATAGCCGTAACGACCAATGGCGGCGTAACCACGGGAACGATGGACGCCCGCCCATATTTTGCAGCACTCGAAACCGGCACGCAACCGTGGCTGTCACAGCATTTTCGCCGACGCCGCGACGGGTCGGTCTATCCGTCCGCCCCGAAATGGTTTATCGACATCATCGCGGACTGGGCCGCAGCAAAGGGTGTAGATATTTCAGCGTGGGGAGCAGCGACCAAAATAATGACGGAGGGGTCGGCCCTATTCCGTAACGGCGGCCGCGAAGACATCTTCACGCCCGAAATAGCGGCCCTATCCGACCGCATCGCCGATAGGCTGGCGGGGCTTTTCGATGCACAGATCGTCGAATCAATTTTAAGACAATAGACCATGAGCAGAACATTTACACACAGCAGCACGGGAACAGTAGTCGAATATCCCAATGCAACGCATTTCGCATTCGTCCCGGCGATTTTCAAAATCACGAAAATTCCCACAACGTATGACAAATTAGAAATGGTCTTAACCGACCGCCAAGCGCAGCAATCGTACAGCGAAGAGCGCGAGCCGTTCAATGGGGCCGCATATTTCGATGTACGGCGGTATCTGCAACTGTTGTTCAATAACGTTGCGCAGGGAGTGATTGATTACAGCAAGGCGTTCGTCGATTCCCCGCTGAAAAAGAATATCTACGCTACGATATACTGGTATCGCAACGGCAGTCAATTCTATCTCGGCACGTTTGGGATAGACGCTATTTGGGGCACAATATCCGCCCGCGAATCATCCGGCGGCATCATGCGTCGCAAATGGTTCGTCCGCTATCCGTTTACGGTTGATGTCTTCGCCAAGAACGGAACATCGTTCGACGTGCTGATCGACGGTAAACAGTCCGACATCATGTTTTACAACCACAACGAGGACGCGGAAGGTGCGACCCCATACCACCGCTACCTGCTGAATCCGGCAAGAGTGATCGACCCCTCGACCGTCGCCCGTTCGGTGCATATCGCCGTACCGCATAGCCTCGTGCTGAAAAACGACGAGGAGGCTGTCGGCATGGTTGGCTATACACTCGACATAGACCGGAGCGCAAACGGTGTCTATCTGCGCTGGATAGACCAACAGGGGCGCTATTGTTACTACCTGTTCAAGGAGATCGGCAGCGCGTCGACCGTTTCGACATCCTCGACATGGGAGCGTGACGATATGAATGTCCCGACCGCTTACATAGACGGCGTGAATATCGAAACGTCAGTCCGGCAAAGCCTATCCCGGAAAAAGACCCGTTCGCTGGGAGCAAAGTTGGTCGATTCCGAAACGTATGATTTCCTGCTCACACTCGCGCAGTCGGTCGTCGTGGATGTTTTCGACGGATACGACGCCAACGACGCGCCGCTGTGGCACCGCGTCAATATCGTTGCTGGCAGCTACGAGAAGACGACGAAGCATTACCAAGATTTTATTTTCTCAATCGAGGAGCCTGCGCAGAGCGCACAAATGCTGTAACCATGACGGAGGAATTATATATCAACGGCGAGGCCGTCGACCTTAAACCGGATGCGGCGACGACCCTCAACTACAAGTCTAACCTGCTCGGCGACATATCGAAAATTACGTCGTCGAATTCGCAGACGATTCAATGCCCGAAGACAACACGCAACCGAAAGATATTCGACAATCCGGGGGCGCCCGCCTATGTATCCGATAAGCGATACAACCGATATTCGGCCCGCCTTGTTCGGAATGGAATCGAGGTCGTCCGCGTCGGATATGCCGTGCTGCTATCTTCGTCTGAAACCTACGAAATCGCGCTTTATTGGGGCGTGATGGCAAACTTTCAAACGTGGGTCGACAAAGCGGCCAAGTTGAACGAGTTGACCGGAACCGAAGCGCTGACGTGGAATGCAAATACCACAGCGACGACCCTGTCGCAAATGAAATCCACCGGATACGGATTTGCGAAATACGACTGCGGCGTGTCGAATGCCAGTCTTGCCAATTTCCACCCCAGCGCTACCGCATGGTGGATTCTCGACAAGATAACCAAGCAGGCCGGATTCACGTTCGAAATGCCGAGCAAGTACGCCAGCGCATTGCGAGCAATCGCGATTCCATGCTTGAGTAAAAAAGCCAGTCCGGAAAGTTGGGATTCAGGCGCATTTAAGGGTGAGATATATGCGCGATTAACCTCTGAATCTTATATGGGATTGTATTATATCTACTATTGGGCAATTACCGTACATAGTACGTTTCAGTCCGCACTTCCATTCTATAAAGGGGAAACCGGAATCACGACAGGCGGGAAACGACTTCAAATGTCCTATTTTTCGACATGCGGTTGCAAAAAGCTACGAATCAAAATCCAGATTGACACGTTTCCGGAAGTTGCAAATATGGGCGCAAAAATGAGTCTCCGAAAACATACCAGTAGCGATACTTGGTATGAAACAAATTACAAATGGTCGCCTACGGTGGGCGGTGCATGGATGTATGATATTGACGAGGTTATTGATTGCTCGGATTTTGATGAGTTTTGCATTGGGCTTGACTTGACCCACAATCACAGCACAAGCAACAATGGTTCTACATTCGCCGGAAATATCGAAATCTATGCTCACGATGAAGAGATAACCTATCCAAGCGCATTTAGCATCGCCCCTAATCTGCCCGAAATCTCGCAAATCGACTTCATCAAGGCGATCTGCGGAATATTCGGCATCTTTGCCGTACCCGACCCTACAAACGTCAATAATCTGAAATTCGTATCGCTCGACATCTTACAGGAGAATAAAGCGCAGGCGTGCGATTGGTCGGATAAATTCGTCCGAAGCAATGACGACGAGCCGAAGACCACGGAATACAAAAT